ATATGGCTGACTATACTACTCGTATTTCTCCTGTTGATACTGGTGCATATGTAACCTCTTTCTCTATAGCAACTGGTGCTGGTCGCCCAAGAGGAAAAAGCTCAGAAAATAGACCCAAAAACCAAAACCCACAAGTTAAACAGGGTGAAGGTTTTGATTTACTTATGGGTGATATAGCCAAGTTAAATATTGCAGACAGACTTGCTAGTGGCAACATGAGGGTTACTCTTCGTAATAATTCACCACATGCAAGAGATGTAGAGGATGGTGCTAACTGGCGTTCAAGTGGTTATCACGTATTCGCAAGAATTAGGAGAAAGTTTGGATGAGCATTTACAATAATATTCGTGCTGCTCTAGAAAGCCATCTTTCCACTACAGCCGACCTACCCGATATTGCCTATGAGAATGTCTCTTTTGACCCTACAACAGGGTCTAGCTTTCTTAAGGTAGCCTTTGTGCCAGTCTCCCGAAGACCTGCTGTACGAGGCTCAAATCCACAGCAACGGTACGATGGTGTTTTCCGTGTATTCTGTTATACACCAGAAGGTAACGGCCCTGCTGCTGCTGATGACCTAGCTAACAAGGTAATGGATGCCTTTGATGCTACAACAGACATCTCTTTTACACCAGCAGGTGGAGATGAAATCATAGTTTCTGTAGACTATGCAGAACGAGATAGTGGGTTTGTAGATACACCGTGGTATTACGCAACAGTGAATATCGGTTGGTATATCTTCGCTCAATAAAGGAATTGCTTATGTATACAGCAAAACAAAACTTTGCCTGTCAAGGTAAATCATACAAAGAGGGAGATAAAATCCCTGCTAAAATTGCCAAAGGACTGCCTGAACATTTGGTAGAATCTCCAAAGGCTAAATCAACAACTATTCAAGAAATCTCTGAAGGAGAATAACTATGGCTTTTGCACAGGGTAGCCGTTCCAGTCTCGCTTACATTGCTGAGACAGCATTTGGAACAACACCAGCGTCACCAACATTCGCTAAGTTGCCATTCAATACACACTCTATTGACCTATCAAAAGACCGTGTTGAAGGTAACGAAATTCAATCAGACCGTATGACTCGTGTTGACCGTCATGGTAACAAGCAAGCTGGCGGTTCAGTAGAAGTAGACCTTCGTAAAGCAGACTTTGACGAGTTTATCGAAAGTGCTTTCTTTAGCTCTTTCTCAACAGACGTTGTTAAAGTTGGTACAACACCAAAGTACTTCACAATCGAAGACGCTGCTGAAGACATCTCACAGTTCCGTACATTTACTGGTATGGCTGTATCTGGTATGTCAGTTTCTATCGCACCTAACCAAATGGTTTCAACAACATTTGATATGGTCGGTAAAGACATGACACAAGCTGCAACAACAGCTTCTACAGGTGGTACACCAACTGCTGCCTCATCTAACCAACCATTCGACAGCTACTCAGGTACTATTTCTGATGGTGGATCATCTATTTCTATCGTGACTTCGATTGACTTCTCAATCCAGAACTCATTAGCACCTACATTCGTTGTTGGTTCTGATGCTGCACAGTCACTAGAGTATGGTCGTGCGGTTGTTGAAGGTACAATGACTGTCTACTATGAAGACGCAACATTGATCAACAAATTCTTGAACGAGACTGAAAGCACAATCGAAGTATCTGTGGACGATCCTACAGGTGCTAACAGTTACACATTCTTGTTCCCACGAGTTAAGTACAACGGTGCATCTGTTCCAGTACAGAACCCACAGTCACGCTTGATCACAATGCCTTTCGTTGGTCTATATGACGCAACAGAAGACACAAACATCAAATTGACACGTACATCGTAATCCTCTAGCTAGAGGTGGGGGAGCATCGGTGTCGGGTCTGGTGTTCCCCCAACAATAACCATCCCGACAAACCCGAATCATCACAAAGGAGACCCGATTATGGACTTGATGAACATTGGTACTACCAAAGAAACCACAGACGTTACTTTGTATAACCCAGTAAACTCTGAACTACTGACTAACGAAGATGGCTCAGAGATGACAATTACAATTTGTGGCCCATACTCAAAGAAATATAAGGCCATTTCTCACGCACAACAGAACCGTCGATTGATGAAAGCTCAACGTACTGGTGGTAAGCTAAACCTTACTGCAGAAGAGATTGAAGCATCAGCATTAGACCTGTTGGTTAAGTGTGTAGAGTCTTGGAACATCACAGTAGGTGGTGAACAGCCTGAGTGCAAAGAAGCTAAAGTGCGTGAACTATTTGAACAGTTACCTTGGGTACGTGAACAAGTAGATGCAGCTTTAGGTGATGCACAGGCTTTTTTGGACAAGTAAGGGCAGAGCTAGAAGAGTTTGCTGAACACTCTTTTAGGATGGGTAGGAAAGTTAAAGGTAAATCAACCGAAGCTGACCACCTAGCCCAAGCAGCAAAACAAATGGGGAAGAGACTAGAAGAGGTAGAACAGTTTAACTCTGATGCACTCTTCCCTGATATTGCTGCACATATCTGGTCGTCATTCCTAGAACTACACGAAGGTAGAACTTATGGAATGTCAGGGCCAAATCCTATATCCTACGACATAATTAAGGCTTGGTGTGACCTTACGAGTATCACACTTTCACCGTGGGAAATAGAAACTATAAAGTCCCTTGATAACTTGTGGATCAAAACTATAGGCGAAGAGAATGGCTGACCTTATTGAATTAGATGTAGTAGTTAGACAGAAGGGACTCAAAGAGTCTTTAACTACTGTCGAGCGTCTTGAACGTCAGTTGACTAATGCAGCTAAAGCTGTAGAGCAAAATCGAATTTCTCAAGATCGTTACAATAAGATATTACTTTCAGCTAAAAGGCAGTATGAAGCCCTCGGTGTATCAAGTCAAAAAGCCACTGCGTCTGTAAGAAAATTTTCAGATGCTCAGAGACAAGCTGCAAAAGACATTACTTTGGCTACAGTAGCTATCAAGGGCAATGTTCAAGCTCAAATGGCAGCTACAAAAGGTAGTAACCAATTTGGTGTCGTTACTCAACAAGCTGGCTATCAAGTTTCTGACTTTATTGTTCAGGTTCAATCTGGAACAAACGCATTTGTCGCCTTTGGTCAACAGGCTTCTCAGCTTGTAGGTGTTCTACCTCTTATAGCTAGTCCATTAGGTTTAACAGCGGGTGCTGCTGTAGCTTTATCAGCAGGTTTAGGTATAGCTATTCCTTTAGTTACTGCCATAGGTGCTGCTTTTACTAGAAGTGCCAAGGATGCAAAAGATGCAGCAGATGGACTTAAGACTTATGAAGAGGCTCTAGACGGCCTGTCCAAAAAAGCTGACCAACTAAGAAACAAAAGGCTTTCTCTTACAACAGAGTTTGATGAGGATGCTTTAATCGCAAGTCAAAAAAGGGTTGAATTAGCAAACATTATTGCTCAAAAGCAAATTGATCAAGTTGGACTAACTGGTACACAATTAGAGCTAAGTCAGAACTTAATTGACACTTTAGAAGAGCAGTTGGGTAAAGAAACTAAGATAGTAGAAAATGCTATTGAAAGGGTACGAAAAGAAGAAGAAAGACTGCAAAAAGCTAAAGAAGCTGCAGAATGGGAAGCTGGCGCAGAAGAAAGAAGACTGGCCTTTCTAGAACGCAGGGATGGTTTTCTTGAGTATTTTAATGCGCAGATAGAAGCTAATGCAAAAGCAGAAGAAGAAGCCCTTGCTAAAGCTGAGAAGTTAGAAAAAGGCAGGGCTAAAGCTACAGAAGACCGATTTAACGCCTTAATGAAATCTATCGCTGCAAATGATGCCGCCAATGCCCGTGCTGAACAACAACAAGCGGCAGCTAATCAGTCTGCAGAAGAACAACTAAAGATATTAGAACAACAGAACGCTGTTATTGAAAGACAGATAGTTTTCGGTAAAGATTCCACAGAAGCGGAAAGACTTAAGGGTCAACACATAGTTGACAATCTTAGATCAAACTTAGAGAAAAAAGGTGTTGACGAAGATATTATTGTAGCTCTAATTGAGCAACAGCAGTTGTTATTGTCTAATAAGGAAATTTTAAGCGATCAAGTTGAAGAGGCTAAGAAACTTAAAGAGGCTCTTACACCAGTAACTGCACAGTACTTATTAGACAAGGGCATATTACCGCCCCAAGCAGCTAAAGACTTTGAAACTGTAAATGAAGCCGAAGAAGAGTTCTTAAGTGATAAAAGAGCCGCCGCTAGAAAAAGGGCTGAAGAACAGGCAAAAAAGTATGCTAAAGCACTAGAAGATCAAGAACGTGCTGCAGAGAAATTACGCCAAGAATTAGAAGGGCCAATGGTTTCTGCCATTGATGGTGTATCTAACGCCTTTGGTGATTTCATAGCTCGTGGTCTAACTGACTTCAAAGGTTTCGTTAAGCAAATCCTTGGTTCTTTCCAGAACATGGTTGCACAGATGATTGCTACGGCTGCTCGTAACAAGATTATGCTGTCGTTAGGTCTAGGGGGTTCTACACTCGCAGGACAAGCTGCTGCTGGTCAGTTGGCTGGTGTCGGTGGTGCATCTGCTGCTGGGCCTATAGGATCATTCATCGGTAGTTTTGCTGGTGCTGGTGCAGCAGGTACTGGTGTTCTAGGTGGTATTGGATCAGTCTTCGGTTCAAGCGGTATTGGTCTCAGTGGGTCATTTAATGCATTAGGTAGTATGCTTGGTGGCGGTAGTCTTGGCGGTGGTTTTACACTTGGTGCTGCTATACCCGCCATTGCCGCTGTAGCTGTAGTCGTTGGCTTGCTGACTAAGAAAACTAAACTACTCGACAGTGGGCTAAGAGCTACTGTAGAAGGTTTTGATGTAGCTATTGAGACCTTTAAGAAGACACAAACCAGTCGTCTGTTTGGTTTACTTAAAAGTAGTCCAAAGACAGCCTATGAAGCTGCTAGTGCAGATGTTGCTGACCCACTGATAGAAGCTATCGGTGATATGCAACAGAGTATTGTAGATGCTGCTGGTACTTTAGGTATCGGTGCAGATGCATTTGATAACTTTAGTTACCAGTTTAAGCTATCACTCAAAGGTCTAACTGAAGAAGAACAGCTACAAAAGATCAACGAAGAGATCACTAAGATGGGTGATAGCTTTGCTTCTTTGTCTGGTCACTTTGAGACTATGAATGAGCTTCTAGCTGCTGCTACTCAACGGTATGACCTAGAGACAAGAGTTCTACAGTTACTTGGCAATGAGACTGAACTACTCATCCGTCAACGTGAAAGAGAACGTGCAGCTACACATGAGCTAAACCGTGGTATGCTTGACCAAGTATATGCACTAGAGGATGCTTACTCTGCTGTAAACTCTGCATTTGCTACGGTACAACGGTCTATAGAAGCACGTAAGGCTGCTATCACTAGTTCCTTCAACGACATCATGGATGCTATCCAAAGTCGTCTTGCGGTTGCTCAATCTGCTGTAGGTGTAAGTGGTGGTATCTTAAGTTCCCTTGAGGGTGCTTCTGGTACATCTGGTATGACCAGAGGTGCAGGACTAGCTTACCTACGTAGTCTACGTGGTGCTTCTCGTATCTCTGACCAGAAGAAACTAGATGATGCTCTACAGGCTATTGCTGAACCATCAGAAGGTCTATACAAAAACTTTGTCGATTACCAAAGAGACTTCGCAGATCAAAGAAACCTTATTCGTGAACTAGAAGAGAAAGCTGGTCATCAGTTAAGCACTGACGAACAAACTCTACTAGAAATACAGAGTGAAGCTGAAGCTGCACAAGCTCGTTACGATGGTCAGATTGATAAGCTAGATGAACAACTAGCACAAGCACAAGAGCAACTTAATGCTTTATATGGCATCGACACATCTATCAAAGATGTAGACCAAGCCATAAGAGACTTAAGTACTGCTGTTCTCGCTGCAATAGATGCGCAAGCTGCTGCTAAAGCTGCCCTAAGAGGTGCTGGAACAGGGGCTGGTGCAGGTGTACAACAGGCTAATGCTGCAGGACAACAAATCCTAAATCAACTAGGTCAGTCAGGTATTGCTGAACGTAAGAGTGATGGTGCTAAGTTCCAGAAAGTAAACATTCGTGGTTCTTCACAACTACTACAAGTTGCATCAGACTTAGGTGTTAAGACATCAGGTAAGACTGGCGCACAAATCCAGCAAGCTATCTCTAATGCAGGTAACTTGGGTGTTAATATGGATAACGCTACAAGAGCCTTACAGTTTGCTATGGGTGGTAACTTTGGTGGTGGTCTACGTATGGTTGGTGAACGTGGCCCTGAACTTGAAGCTACAGGCCCATCACGTATCTTTAGCACCAAGCAGACTGCAGAGTTGTTCCGTAACCCAGAGCTTGTCGCAGAGGTTCGTAGCTTACGTGAAGAGGTCGCTGGTCTACGGACTGAAAGCAGACAACTACAAGCAAGTAATTCTAAGTATGTCAAGCGGAACTACGACATTAACCGCAAGTGGGATACTGAAGGTCTTCCAGCTACAAGGACTTAATAGATGCAGATTATTAAACCTGTAACAGTTACCAACAGTATTCTCACTAGCTCTAATGTTACCGAAGATGACTACGCTGAATGGTCTTCAGGTACGACATATGCTGATGGTGATAACGTCATTGTTATTGGTACGACACACAAGGTCTATGAAAGTCTTGTCGGTAGTAACGTAGGTAACGATCCTACGACTGATGATGGTACTAACTGGTTGGAGATTAGTGCTACTAACCGCTGGAAAGCATTTGACCAGAAGATTAGTGAACCTGTAACAAACCTAAACAGTATCCAATACGTCTTAAGTGATCCTAGTTCTAACATTACCTCTGTTGCTTTATTTGGCCTAAAGGGTGTTACAGCTAACGTAACTGTGGCTGATGGTGCTACAGAGGTATACAACCAAGATATATCCCTGACTGACAACAGAAACATTGTTGACTGGTACACATATTTCTTTGAGGAACAAGTACAGAAAGAACAAGCTCAGTGGTTAGACATACCACCATACTTAGGTTCTAGTGTTACGGTTACAGTGACAGCAGCTTCAGGTGAAACTGCAGAGCTAGGCCAACTTGTCTTAGGGTTCTTAAGTGATCTTGGTACTACAACGTATGGTACATCAATCAGTATCGAAGACTTCTCACGTAAAGAGACAGATGACTTTGGTAACTTTATTGTTGTTGAAAGAGCATTTGCTCAGTTGGCTGACTTTGATGTACAGTTTGAAACTCAAAACGCAAGAAAAA